ACCAAAACGAGTAGAAACATCAATAATGACAGAGTAAGTGCCATTAGGAATAGCTGTTTGTCCATCTACTTTTGCTCCTTCTCTAACCTTATCTTCAAGGGTATAGCAGAAATAAACATCATTGATATACATACGACCTACTGTGTATGTGTCTTTAAATTCGTAACGCTTAATTTTGATTTTCATAAATGTCGTTTAGATAATTTAATGCTTTTGTGAGATATTCCATAACAGCTAGAAATACAAGGGACATACCCATAGCCAAGAATAACACTCCTACTACGAGCAATTTAAGTATAGATAAACCGATAAAGTTTAATATGTTTAATACAATCATTTTTTAAGTGTCAGGTACATTCTTTCGCCAATAACAAAAGACATACAAGCTCCAGTCATGTCAAGGAATACTGCTACTACAGATGCACCTACAACGTCTGGGTTAAATACTACAATAGCAGTAAATACCATTATAGCAGTTATGATGATATATCTAAATGAAGCACGAAGGTCTATAATCCATTTAGAAGGTTCACCAGTAGGGTTATCTAATGCAGCTAAAGCCTGTAATTTTTCAGCTTCTGCTTTCATTAATTCTATGCGTTCTGTCATGTTCTGTGGTTGTCCACCAGCACCACCTGTAAACTTTGCAATAAGACCTCTAGCACCATCAGAAAATGCTGGTACTAAAGCTGGTAATATTAAAGAGATGATTGAACCAAACATTATAGCTCCTTTGGGTCATAGCCATATTTAACAGCTATTCGTTTTTGAAGTTTTTTAAAAAGACCAGCATGTTTTACATACCGTTCTGAAGTGGGGTATTCAATATAAATTGCCATATGAATAAGTTCGTGCATAAGCGTTTTTATTACTGTGTCTAGATGACCACATTTAGCTGTGCTAATAGTTATGATGTGAGGGTCTCCGTTTTCAGGAGGCACATATTCACCATATATTTCTGGGTTGTTAGTTACTACAAAGTCTACTTTGTGTGCAGGAGGAAACTTATACTCATCAAATACAGGGAACTCTATTAAAGCCGAATAAAGATTGGCTATATTGTTCTCTGTGATAAATGTCATATGGTTGCTTTAGGTTGAAATAGTTTAGCGTCAAATACTGCTGTAGAGTTTAATTCTGGAAAGAATATAAACACTGCATGCTTACCTTCGTAGCTGTCAGACCTCCAACAACCTTCATGGTTAGGATGTCCTTTTTCTGTAGCGTAAGCAGCATAATCGTAACCTTGCAAACCTTGTTTTTTAAGAATACATTCTTCAGATGTTAATACTACTTCACCTGCTTCTGTAGCCATAACCATTTCTTTTACAAGGTCTTTGGCATACGGTGCATCAATTAATATAAGCCAAAATATTGCTAAAACTGTAAAGTAAGCAAGTACTTTCATTTTATTTTCCTAGGAAACTACCAATAACTGATGTAAAAAGTGCACCTATAAAGGAAGCAATAGCCATACCTGCCCAAAAGCCACCTTTAGATTTGTTGGCTAATGCTAGTAGTTCATCTATACTTGCTTCTAATTTGTCTATCTTTTTTTCCATTTGTTCAACTTGAGAAACTAGTTGACCATATTGAAATGGGTCTATTTCACTCATTATTATTTTCCTAACAAACTTTGATAATCTTCAGGGTTTTGGATGTATGGTGCTAATAAACCAGCAGCATTTAATGGTGCAGCATTTCCTTGTATTAAATTAATGCCAGAGTAAGGTTGACCACCAGTTTTAATTAAACTAGCAACATTTCCAAGACTTTGTTTTCCCATACCAGCAGCAGCATGTCTAGCTACTGTTCTTAAAGCAGGAACTACAGATGCAGCAGCAATAGCAGCAGGTGCACCAGCAGCATGATAAGCTATAAATGCAGGTATGCCCATAGAAGCAACATTTGAACCAGTATTAATCATACTAGGTTCTGGTCTACCAAATGCTCTTAAAGCATTTTCTAATTTACCACCTTTAGCAGCTTGTTCAATAGCTTTAACTTCTTCTGCTGTAAACCCACGAAGTTTATTTTTATTAAGTGCAAGGTTTTTAAATTCTGCTCTTAATTTACTTGCATAAGCAACATCATTATATGGGTCTGTAGCTTTAATTTCAGCTTTTCTATATATTTCATCTAATAATTCTGATTTTCTAGCTTGTTTCCATAAATTTCTTGCTTCAGGTACTAATTTAATTGCTGCAACATCACCTTCTGCAGGTGCTACTAAATGAGTTGTATCTAAACTTTCCATAAATTTGTCTAATTCATTTACAATATCACCAGCAAATTTTCTTTCAGATGGATTACCACTCATTTTAATGTCAGAAATACTTGAACGTAAATCTTGCATTTTTCTTAATGTATTAGGTGATTGTGTTGCTTCATCTAATTGTTTAATAGCGTCTACAACTTGAGGCTGTCTAGCTTCACGCACTTTACCACCAATGTCCACTTTAACTCTATTAACAAATTGACCAAATGGTTCTTTTTTTATAAGAACACCAGCATTGTCAATAGTATTATATAAATTACTTGCAGCAGATTTAATTTCTTCTGATGTAGGTATTGGTGCTTTTTTCATAAAACCAGCACGAAAGTTTGTAGGTAATAATGGAGTAGGTGCAATTTTAGATGCCTCTATAGCATCATATAAATTTTGTGTATATTCTTGACCTGTTTGTGTTCTAGGTGAATATGTACCTGCTGATGTAATTTCTCCCATAGCTTGTTCAAATGGAGTAATCTTTTTAGGAGTTCCAGCAAGCAAATTTTTAATTACATCTAAACCTTCAACAACAGGAGCTGCCATACCAGATGCAATACCAGTTCCTAAAGATAATGCAGCTTCACCAGCACCAATAGCTTTTTGACCTAGTGTAGATGGTTTTGACTGACTAAATTGATTTTGTGCATAAGAAAGAATTTGGTCTTGAGTCGCACCTTCTGGTGCAGTAATCTCAAACTTTTGTCCATCTGGAGAAGTAATTTCAAATTTAGCCATTATTTATCCACCTATTTTCTTAATAACCCATGCACCACCTGCACCACCACTAGTAGGAATATCTGAAGGAGATATTGGTGCTTTATAAGAGCCACGTTCATATAATGGATTAAGAGTAAATTCTGCTGGTCTATATACTCTTGCATAAGCATTATTTACACGTTTTTCTGTTGTTTCCATATCTTTGTCTAATTTTTCTAATTCAGCAACAATGTCAACATATTTTTTCTTTTGTTGTAATGATGCTTTTAAGTTTTCAAATCTAGTACCTTCTTTTTCAGTTACGTTACCAATTGCAGCACCTGTTTTAGAAGCATTTCTCATAGAAGTAATGCCTTCTACAAACAATTGATTTTTAAGTGTTTCTAAATCAGCAGCAGCACTTGCAGCGTCTTGATTTGGAATGTAAGATTTAAGAACACCTCCAACACCAAATGCTTCTTTAAGATTAGGATTATCTAATAATGTTCTAATTCTATTACGAATATCACGAGTAGTTCCTAAAGCATATTCTGTTGCATCTGTAACTTTAGGTTGGTCAAGTAGCAATTGTTCTTTATTTTTAGGTGCTAATGCAGAACTTTCAATTAATGGAATACCTTGTTTAACTTCATTTGCAGGTTGACTAGGTAATGTTGGTGTTGCATTATATTTATATTCTTTTTGTGCAGCAGTAGGTACTGGAGCAGGTTGAGATATTTGAGTAAGTGTTTTAAGATAATCTTCCCTAGATTGTTGTGTAGGAAATTTAGCACCAGTTTCATAAGAAGTTTTAGCTCTTTCAGGAAGAGTTTTTTCAATATCTGCTTGTGTTGGTCTATTTAAATAACCTTCATATTTAGCCCAATCATTTGCATCCCATTGATTTATAGGTTTTCCAATAGCACTAACAACTGGTTGCACATCTTTATTAAAATGAGGGTCAGAAGCAAATTTTAACTCAACATATTTATTTGGATTAGTTGCAATCATTCTTTGCATTTCTGGGTCTGATTCATTTTTAATTAAATCTTCAATAGAACCAGTTTCCCAACCAAGTTTTTTATTTTCCATTCCTAGTTTTGTAGTTTCTAAACCAGTTTTGGTAATATTTTGCATTAATTCTTTGCCTTTTAATGCTTTAAATATATTTTCTTGTGATGTTGTATATGGAGATTGTCTACCTGCAGCAGCTCCAGTATAAGTACCTAATATTTTTTGTAATGGAGATTTATTTTGATAAAGTTGTGACACATAACCTTCTAAACCACCAACACCAGTAGTTAAATTAGATTGGTTTTGTAATGCTTTTAATTCATCTTCTGTAAGATTTGCTTTTAAAAATTCTGGTACTTGAGTGCCAAGCAAAGAATTTAATGAAAATCCACCGCCAGATGAAGGCTCTGATGAACTGCTAAATAAATCTAATAATCCCATGTTAGTATCCTAATAATAATGAGTGTGGGTATTTTAATTGTGGTATTTCACCAGTATTTAATGGTTGATATTTACCAACAGTTCCCTTACTGATTCCAGCAGAAGGAGCTTGAGTCATTGGAGGTTTAGGTGGATTTTTTAAATCAGCAAACATTTTACCAGCACCAAGAGTTGCAGTTGGATTTGCTTTTATCCAATCAAAAGTAGAATTTGGCACATTAGCAAGTTTATCCATTAGTGTAGGTGACATACTTCCTAATGCAGAACCACCTGCAGAAACTGTAGCAGGAGTTAAACCATAAGATAAACCTTCACCTAATGCTTGACTGGTTGGAGTAATACCTAATTGAATACCCATAGGAGCCGCACTATATGCAGATGCAGGAATACTAGCACCCATAGCACCATCAGCTAATTTAATACCTTGTGAAGCACCACCTGCAGCACCGCCACCAAGTCCTAGTAAGGAACCGCCTCCACCTGTAATGCCTCCTAATAAAGCACCTTTAAGTGGGTCATTTCCAGTAACTAATCCACCTACAGCACCTATTCCAGCACCTGTTAAAGCTGCGTCTAATGCAGCTATACCTGTTATGCTAATTGGGTCCATTATTTACCTGCCTTACCTACTAAATAACAAATAGGCTCAAGAATGGCACGATATACCATACCAATATTATCTCTGTTTTTACCTCTTTTTTGTTTCCAGATGTCAGCAGTACGATGTCTTGCGATATGCTCTAAAACACCCATTAAAATGCGTTGTAGGGCACTTTTTGTACCACTCTTATAAGCGTATGTAACTAATGGTAAGAATAGTGCGTGATAGCCTTTTTCATATGCAGGGTCTAGGTCTTTAGATTGAGCTAACCAGATTGCTTGACGGAAACTACCAAATCCATATTCAGCGTTCATAGCTGTACATACAATCTTTCCACTAGTTTGTGTTGATTTTGTAGTAGATGTTGTACCCATTGGAGTACCACTAATAAGAGAAGCATAATTTTGAATTTGTTGAAATGGAAGATTTTGATTATAATTAAATCTATTAATATCTGCTTGTAATGCTTGGTTTTTATAATCTTCGTTAATTTTACCAACATTCATAAGTTGGTTTACATCTTGATAACGTGCAGCAGATAAAGTAGGTGCATTTTGAGCAGCAGCATTTTGCATGCCACGTTCATTAGCATAGTTACTGTAAGCTAAATCGCCATATTTATTAGCTAAAGTTTGTGACAATGTATTAGCAGCACGATTTTGAATGTCAGCAGAAACATTGCTACCATAACGACCAGCTTGTGAAGCACCAGATTGTGCGGCTTTAATAGCATCCATATAATTGGTAGTTGCACCTTGTGCAGCACCAGCTAACGCTTGTTCAAAGTATGGATTGTTTTGTAAATATTTACCACTAGCAACATCTGTTTGTTGTTGTAAGGCAGTGTCTAATAATGGATTGCCTCCAGTTGCAATGTTTTGTGCTGATTGCAATGCTTGTGTAGTTTGTTCAGAAGGTGAAACATATGTTTGACCACCAAAATATTGTGGACCTTGACCTGAATATAAATTTTTAGCTTGTTCTAAACCCCATGTTACATATGGTTTTACAGAAGGGTCAATACCAGTACTAGTTGTAGATGTACCAGTACCGCCACCACCGCCACCACCCCATAGTGTAAAGTAGTTACTTAATGCTGGAATTAAAAAATGTAATAATTTCATATTGCTTTCCTTAAAGAGTGAATGTCCAAGTTGTTGGTTTAAAATTCATTTGTTTTACTTTGCGTTCCCAACCTTTGCGTTGAGATGTAAATGTTATTTCTGTTTTACCACCTTGTTTTGCTATTTGTTGTATTTCTTGCCATGCTTGCTGAAAGAGTACTTCATCATTAATAGTAGACCATGCTGCCCAAACGTGCATTGTTTGACCCATAGGTTGTAATACAACAAAGCCATAAGGTTGTTTGTTGTGAATAGCTATAAACAACATAGAACGGTTCTCGTAACAGTCGCAGTAGACATCTTCTACTATCCACAATGGGTGACCTTTAGAACGTACTATTTCAAGACCATGTTTAACAAAGTCCCAATGTTGCCTTAAATCTTGTTTAGGTATATAATGTAAAATCATGCAATAACTATGTATTTATATGTTTTATCCGTAATTGTGTTAGCTGTATGAGTTATGACTGCATTGCCTTTGTTAGTAGTGCCTATATATGTTGTTGACAAAACTGAAGCAGCATTAGATGTTGTAGGCATAAGAAGTATAACACTATTATAACCTATTCTAGCATCAGAAATTGTTGTTGTAGTAGCACTAGCCACATTTAAAGTAATGCTACCTGTATTGTTACTTTTACCTTCAATAAGATTATTAACTACTTCACTAATTTCACGAGGTTCAGAACCAGCAGGATTTAGTTTTCTATACGAATCCCTTTTAGCCATTATCTGCCGCCTTGTGTTTCAGTGTCTACATCAACTCCTATAGCTGTTGTCCAGTTACCTGTAGGTGTAATGCTTAATCTATGCCATCTTCCAGCACTTCTTAAAGGTACACGATTTCCTTCACCAGATGCTACAGCAGTTGTAAATGTAATGTTGTCATCTAGTTCACGTCTAGATGCTATGGCAACTGTTCCTGCACCATTGTCTATAATGGGTCTAGCAAGTTTTACTACAGAGTTATAACCATTTTCAAAGTCAGATAAAATAATATTGGCAGTAGTATTAGAGCCTGTAAATGTCACAATATAACCACCTCTAACTCCAGCTAATACATATTTACCACCAGCCCAAATACGGTCATCAAATGATGCTGGTACTGTTTCAATATTTGTATATAAAGTACCAATGCCTTCTAAAGTTGTACCTGTAGTAGCTGCAGAAGCCACATAATTAGTGTCTGTTTCAGCACGAGTCCATTTTTGTAATTGCCAGTTATAAATAATCAGTGCATTTCCACCTGTTACTGTAGGATAATTCCAAATAACTAACTTACGAATAGGGTCAATAGTAGCTGACATGGTGTCAGATTTAGCAAGATTGAATGTAGAGTAAAAATATCTATCTATTTTTTCTACACCTATTGGTGTTACAGTATGACCATCACATGAATAGAATCCATCATCTGATAAGAAATAAGAAACTCCTCCATATTGTGCTACGGAGTTACCTTCTATACATCCAAGATTGCGTGATATAGCGTCAAACTGGAAGAAATAAGGGCTACCTATATATGACATACGATAAATAGCTTTTTCTAAAAATATAATACCTATTTCACCACCTGTAATTCCTGTAATATTTCCACCATCAGCAATTAACTGAAAGTCTGATTGTGAAGCATTACCAGAAGTCCAATTTTGCTCATTGGCAATATCAGACCACTGAAGTTTATTAGGTGTGTCTAGTATATTAGCTGCTACTACAAAATCACGCACTACTGTTACATATTTAGCAGTAGGTGCAGATGATGTATACACACTCATATTGCTTGAAGCAATAGTTCCACTCGCTGCAGTAGTTAAAGTAAATGTAGTTGAGCCTGTAGATGTGATAACATAATTACCAGATAATGCACCACCTGTTTTAAAGTAAATCTTATATGTGTTTCCAGTAGTTAAACCATGTGCAGTAGATGTAGTGACTGTAACGACTGTAAGTGTTCTTGTATAAGTGCCATTAATGTATGTACCTAAATCTTGCCATGTGCTAGAAACACCTAAAGTCCATGTTTGTAAAGGTGCAGAATAATTAGTTGCTATTAAAATAGAACCAAATTGTGTATATTGCCAACGAGTAATACCAGAATATCCACCAGTTTTAGAAACATCTGTCATGGCAAGATTGGTAGCATCAAACTTAAATAGTTTAGAAGCACCGCCACCAAATAATTGTACTGTATCACCAATTTTACCAACAAATACATTATTAATTGATTCACTAGCTGCATTAGAAAAATTAGATGCAGAAGGAAATGGTGCATAACCTGCTAATACAGGTACGACATTTTTAGCGTCTTGTAGACCTTGACCAATAGCTGGTTGGTCTGGTAACCATTCTGTAAATTGTAATCTTTGTGTTGGCATATTATCTTAATTCAGTCCAATAACTAATGGTTGTTGCTGTTATAGAATATGTAGTACTATTTGGAACAATAAATGAAGTACTGTTAGAACCATAACCACCACCAGAATCGTATTGAATACTTACAAGAGTTACTCCACCTACAACAACAGTATAAGTACCAGCTCCGCCTGTATCAGGAAATCCTGCCATAACCATAATAGGTTTGCCTGTAGAGTTTGTATAACTAGTGCCTGAAGCTCTACTACCAATTACATTAGTCCATGTTTGCCCTACTCCTATGCCTGCATTTAAACTACTGGAAGTACCTGTTGCATTTGTTAAAACAACTGCACTTGGAGTTCCTAAATCTGGAGTAGTTAATGTTGGACTAACAGCATGAACACCAGCACCAGTGCCAGTAGATGTTGTAACTCCTGTTCCCCCTTGAGCAACTGTTAATGCAGTTGTTAAACCTGTAATAGAAGTAATATCAGCATTAGCACCTTTAAGTGCAAAAGCAGCAGTTGCTGATGTAGATGCACCAGTACCACCTTGTGCAACTGTTAATGGTGTAGTAAGACCTGTAATGGATGTAATATCGCTATTAGCACCAGTTCCTGCAGCACTTAATGCTGTTCTAGCAGCAGCAGCACTAACAGCACCAGTCCCACCAGATGTTAAAGGAAGCGTATCACCACTTGTTCCACCTTGCCATGCTTTAAGATGTGACATAAGTGCACGAATAGCATTATTAATTCCAGAAGGTGAACATCCTTCGTCTATGTTAATACTGTTAATGTCAGTATTATTCCCTGCGGTTGCATCATATTCACTAATTTTTGTCTTTGCCATTTGTTTTCCTTAATTAACTAACCTTGACGTAACCAAGTATTATCACCTTTTGTAGTGTCTGTCCATGTTTCTGAACCCTGTGTTACATCATCCCATGTTTCTGAACCTTGTGTTACATTATTCCATGTTTCTGTACCAGCAGACTGTGTTGTCCATGTTTCTGTGCCAGCAGTAGTTGCATCCCAACCTTCACCCAATATATTACCATTAGGTTGTACTGTTGCAGAACCAAAAATATTAGCAAGACCACTTAACCTTAATCCAGCTAGTATAGAAATTAATCCAGTTCCTAGTATAGATATTAAACTAGAATATAGACCTTTAATAATAGATATAGTAGATGTGACTGATACTGAAATAGTTTTTAGTCTTGCTTTTACAATAGAAATTGTTGTTGTTACTGACGCACTAATAATTTTTAAGAATGTTCTAACTTGATTAAAAGCTATTGTTACAGCAATGCTATTTGTAATAGTCTTACCAATATTCTTAATAAATGAGTTAGTAACATTTACACTATTGCTAATTGTCTGTAATAATGCTTTAACTTTACTAAACACAGGTGAACCTGTAACAGCAACTGTAATATTTATAAATTTAGCTTTTAGAACATTAAATACAATACTTGTTGTAATTGCTTGAGCTATTGTTTTGTATATTGTTATTAGTTTAGCAATAGTAGCAGTTACAGATTGGCTAATTGTTTTTTGTACTTGATTTGTTCTTGTAACTGTTGCAATAACAGAATTTGTAATTATTTTAAAAAATAATAAACTTACATTAAATACAAGACTTGCTGTAATAGAGTTAGTAATAGTTGTAAGTATTGATTTGGTAAATGCTATTGTTCCTGCAACACTCTGTGTAATAGTTTTGAAGAAACTGGCTAATCTACTTACACTTGGTGTTACTGTGCTAGATATTGTTTTAGGAGCATTTATTTGTTTTTGATAGTTAATTGTAGTAGTAGTAGCATAAGTTACATTTTGGTTGTATGTAGTTCCAGCACTCGGTGTCCAAAATATAATAACTGCACCTTGTCTACCAGCTTCACCTGCAATAGCAGTACCACTAACGTTACAAGCACCTCCGCTACCAGCACCACCAAATTGACCGCCAATTCCAGCTGTAGAGTTACCAGCTCCGCCACCGCCACCTCCACCACCACCTATTACTGACTGTATATCTATACCAATACCACCAGCACCACCAGCAGAACCAGAACCTCCTGAACCACCACCTCCTAGTGTTCCAGCAATACCACTAGTATTAGCAGCAGGAGCAGCAGCACCACCTGTACCTAATGAATTATTACCACCAGCTCCACCTATACCAGCAGAAGCTCCTCCACCTGT